ACTACTACTTGCCAACAAGTCAGACTCTACAAAAGAAATCATCGACAAGGCAAAGACAGTTATCGAGAACCTTCCGTTCTTTATGAAGCCTGGTATTGTTAAGTATGATGTCATGAACGTTAAGTGTGATAACGGATGTCGTCTTGTTGGTCAAGCAACAACTGCAAAGGCAGGTATCGGTTTTACGATCCACACCCTGTTCCTTGACGAGTTTGCTCACATCCACCCTTCTATCGTAGATTCATTCTATGAAAACGTTTATCCTACACTTTCAGCTTCTAAAGTTTCTAGGATCATTATCACATCAACACCAAACGGATTTAATAAGTTTTATGAAATCTATGATGCTGCTGATAAGGGTCTTAATGCTTACAAGCCGATGCGTATCGACTGGTGGCAACACCCTGATAGAGATGATACATGGTACCAACGAGAGCTGAAGAACCTTGGCTCAGAGGATGCGTTTAACCGACAGTATGGTAATGAGTTCGTTAGTTCATCAAACCTTCTATTCGATCCACAGACTATGAAGAAGCTACGTAAGGGCATGATCAAATATGAGTATGAAGATCTAGAAGATTTCGAAAACATCAACATGGACCTCAAGGGATACCTTGGATTTAGACCAGGCTTTGATATTGAGAGTGCTACCGATAGTGAGAACTATTTTGTATTCTCAGTAGATATTGCCGAAGGAAATGGAGGTGACTATTCAGTTATTAATATGTTCCAGATTGTTCCGATGCAGAATAAACACATGAAGTTGCTTCCAAATCCAGGGGCTATGTATGACTTCTTTAGGTTAGAGCAAGTTGGACTATTTAGATCCAATGAACATACTATTGAAGACTTTGCAAAAGTACTTTATACACTTTCAGTAGAGGTGTTTAATCCAGAAAACGTTAAGTTGATCATTGAATTCAACACATATGGTTCTATCCTGATTAAGTATCTGACAACTCTGTTCCCGCAAAGAAACGAATTTGATGAAGAAATGATCGTTAGGTTTAAACACCGTCATGATGCAAGAACATTTAAGCCTGGCATTAAAATTAAGTCAGATAACAAGGCTGTAATGTGCCAGAATCTTAAAAAGATGGTAGAAGAAAACCGAATCAACTTTACAGAAAATGAAACTATTAAAGAGGCATCGATGTTTGGTGTAAAGGCAAATGGTTCTTACGGAGCTCAACACGGAAATGACGATACATTAATGTCTTGCGTTACAATATCAGAATTCTTGCAAACAATTGATTATGCTGACTTCGTAGAAGAACTTCTAGATGTTATTGAAGATGAAATGCATACCGAGATGGAACAAATCCTTTACAAGGATCAAGATATTGATGGTGATCTACAATACGATATTTACGACCTTTTGAAATAAGCTATGATAACACTAGATCTTAATCAACAGATGATGCTAGCCCTTAATAACAAGCCTAGTATTGTAAATGTTCAAATAACCAAAAAACAAGAAGACGGGTTTATAAATAGTGTTCTTAGGGCTAGGGCCACTGGAGACTATGAGATAATTAAAAGCACTAACTCTAAGATATACACTGAATTATTCCACTTAGATAAGTATAAGATCAATATAGGTAAATATGTTTCAATTGCAGGGGGTTGTAAGTTTATGCTAAGCGGAAATCATGACTATAAAAACGTTACAACATATTTACCATTTGACACTGAATATGATCCATCTGATTTTATATTTTCAAATGGAGACATAAATATAGGTAACGATGTTTGGATTGGACATGCAGCAACTATTATGTCAGGGGTTACTATTGGCCATGGAGCAATTATAGCAACAGATGCAATTGTAACAAAAGACGTTGAGCCCTATACAATAATAGGTGGTTCACCAGCAAAACCAATCAAAAAAAGATTCGATGATGAAACTATTAAAGATCTTTTAGACATAAAATGGTGGGATGTAGAAGAAAGTATACTTTTAGAAAACAAAGACCTTTTGTTTTCACACGACGTTAAGGATTTCATCCAAAAAATCAAAGAGTTATCTTAAAAGGCTGATATATACATAAAGCAAAAAAAATATAGTCTATATAATTATGGCACTAAGTCCACAACTTTTACAATACAAGAGCTCTGGTGTATACCGTCTTGAATTCGATAAGTCACAGACTGTTAACATTCCTGCTGAGACTATCAGATTGGTTGTAGGTCACTCTAAAAAGGGTCCTTACAATACTCCGGTACTAGTAGAGTCTGTTGAACAGTTCATCAATGTTTTTGGTAGCATTGACCGTAACTTGGAGAAGAAAGGCATGTTCTTCCACAGATCTGCACTAGCAGCTCTAACAAGAGGTCCTATTTTGGCCCTTAACACAGCTGCATTTGACTCAGATGATAAAATTTCTTATGTAGCTCCTGCAACAAACGGTTCAACAGAGGCTCTAGATTTCATCGGTTCTCCTGCAGCTACAACAGATGATGAGTACCGCAAGTTTTTCAACACTGAAAAATTCTGGACTCCATCTGACGATGCAGTTAACTCAGTAGTTGGTACTGCTGGTATGTTCGAAGATTACCTAATCCGTTTCATCAACATCAAGCAAGATAACATTACAGTTTTCATTAGAAAGGCGCAAAGCGTTAAACCTTTTGATGTTACTGCAAGAGAATGGTATGGCGAGGGCAATGTTCCTTCATACCTAAATGATTTCGATCTAATTTCTGATTTCATGGTAGACGTTTTCGTATTCAAGGGCGGTTTCAATGCTGCTGACATGGATACAGATCCAGTTTACGGTGAACTATTCAATGCAGATGGTCTTCTATCTGACAAGCTAGCTGATTTCGCTAACCTAAGACAAGTATCTCTAATCGCACAATACACAGGTTCACTACTACCAGGTTTTGTAGATCTAGAAGGTACACAACTATACATCGAAACTATCATCAACTCTGAAGCAAGAAGAACAGGTCTTTTCTGCGCAGTTCATGAAGATGCAGTAACTAACGACGCGGGCACTATGCTTGATCTTGTTGGTCACGTATACAATGACTCACTAGCATATGATCTTCTATCTTACAAGGTAGGGGCTGGCGACAGAAATGTTGATATGGGTGCTGAATGGGTTTACGCTGCAACAGCATCTTTTGCAACATTTACATATGATGAGGCTAACCTAACTGTTAACGGCGGTACAGACGCAGCAGTTCCTGCATTCGGTCTAAAAGTTGGTCAATACATTGATGCAGCTGAAGCTGCTAGAATCACTAAGGTGACAAGAATCATCAAGAGTGTAGATGACTCAGGCGCATTCGACGTTCAAACTTACACAGTATACACTGTTGCAACTCCAGCAGCTGCATTCGGTGGTGCATACAAAACTTTCGAAGAGGCTTCTACAGTATACGCTCCTATGGTTATCGCAGGTGCAGTTGTAGGTAATCAAAGCATTGAGGACTGCCTAAACGCAGTAGGTTCTGCAACTTCTCTTGGAACAGCACTAGCTGACAAAGACAATATCACTTTCAGATACATTGTTGATACATTCGCTTCTTATGACGCTGGTAACCTTCTAAACAAAGTACAGCTTGCATCTCTAGCTAAGAATAGACAAAATGCTTCAGCTATCGTAAACGCTCCATTCATCAAGGACTTTAGATCTTCTACAAATCCTTCATTTACTGATGCAAACGGTGCATTTAACGTTAACTACGTTGCAACTGGTGGTAACCTAGATAAGAATCCTTCTGCTCTATACACTCTACCTTCGATCACAGATGGTGCTAACTATGCATTCTACTACGGCCCAGGTCTAATCGTAAGAGAGAACAATAAGGATATCGTTGTTCCACCTGCAGCTTATGTTTCAAATAACTTCATCGACAAGTACACTGATTCTCTACCATGGGCAATCGTTGCTGGTCCAAGAAGAGGTGTTGTTTCAGGTGCTGGTGTTGTTGGTGCAGAGTATGCATTCGACAAGTCAGACAGAGACATCCTTGAGCCATTCGGCTACAACCCGATCGTCTTCCAAAGAGGCGTTGGTCTAACAATTCTTGGCAACAAGACTGCACAACAGTCTGTTCAGTCAGCATTATCGTCAGCGCATGTTAGGGAGGTGTTGATCTACATACAAGATGGTATCGCAGCAATTCTGAAGAACTACGTATTTGAGTTCAACACTGCACAAACAAGACTTGAGATCAAGACTCTTGCGGATTCATTCCTAGAGTCAGTTAAGGCTGATTTTGGTGTTTATGATTACAAAAACGTAATGGACACAACTAATAACACAAATGATGTGATTGACGCAAATATGGGTATCATCGATACTTATGTTGAACCAGTTAAGGGTCTAGAAATCGTTGTTCACAGAACAACTGTTCTAAACACAGGTGAAATTGCGACAGGTAACTTCAGCTAAACAGATATATAAAAAAAGCTTTTAGAAGAAATGCCATTACCACACTATTCAAACGACCAAACTAGCAAGAAAGGTAGAAACTTTGAACCAGTTCAACAGAACCTGTTTGAAGTAACAATCCTTCCCCCAGCTGGTGTACAGGGTGCTAACATGCTTTTACAGCATGTTAAGACTATTTCGGGTCTAGCGATCAATAAAGAGATCGGTACTCAAGAGCAGAAGTTCAAGTTTGTAACTCGTTCATTCGCGTCACAGCCAGACACAACTGCACTAGATGTAGCTATCGCATTTACGCTTAACCTAAACGAGGCTAACGAGGCATACGTGTACAAAACTCTAAAGCAATGGTACAATTTGATTTACAATCCAAATACAGGTACTTTTGGTTTAAAGAGAGATTACGTTGGTACTATCATCGTAACACAATTTGACAGAACTGGAGCTATCT